GCCACCAAAACCGGCAGTTGATAGATGACTAACATCGCGACTTGCAATAGCTTCTGTTTGCGCATTGCCACCAAAAAGACCACCTAACCAGTTGCCGATACCATTAAATGTTTGCCCAATCCCCCCACCTGTTATGTCCCAGAGGAACTTTCCAGCGCTGCCAAGGCCGCCCATAGCACCACCAAGGAGCTGGCTGGCCCATCCTTCCCCCGGTCCTGTCTGTCCATAGTCTGCCGCCGGTGCGAATGGGGTCAAATAACTGAGAGCATCTCTTATCCCGCCAAAGACGCTTCCAGCAGAGACAGGCTGACCCTGATTAAATAGGCCACCTAAAATATTCCCTGCAGTAAGATTCCAGAGTCCTTGGATAGGTCCACCTTGACCAAAAAGATCACCGCCAAGATTGGCAAAAAAGCCATTTGCACCAAACCAGTTTCCTTGCTGCATGGCTTGCTGCATGGCATTGCCATAGGTGTTATGTGTTACGGCGTATTGTTCATTTTGCAAATCATTTGCTGCATTTGCCTGTAACAATTCTTGTTGGTAGTTATAAGGGTGTGCAGCTTCGTATCGCTGCATTTGTGTTTGCGCAAATTGTTGGGCATACGCCTGTTGCGCGTTTGACACTAAATTATTTTGATTGACTGCTTCGATTAGTGTTTTTGTTGCGCTTACTTGTGCGTTTGCCGCGTCAGATATGACCTGCGTTGGTATGGAAGAAAGGCCCTTTTGCACTTCAGCCTGTATTTCCATCTGTGGCGTTGCCTGCTGGCCGGTAATAACAGGTCCTACCCCCGTCCACTCTCCGATATTGTTGGCAATTCCTGCCATTCCAGCAAACATCATTTGCAGACCGATAGGAGCGCCGATGCCAGTTAAAGTGAGAAGACCCCCGAGACCGCCTAAAAGCAAATTGCTGCCAAACGAAAGCGCCCCTCCAAGCAGGCCGCCCGTGAAACTTTCTGGTCCTGTATTGCCGAGTGCAGCGTTAATGCCATCAATGGTCGCAGTAAACTGCTGTCCAAATGCCTCAGAGAATGCTCCACCGGCTTTTTGTGCGGTCACACCTAAACTGTCAACGGATTCGGTAAATGTGCCCATGCTGTGCGCAGCAGGTCCTTCAGCAATAGCGGCGCTATTATAGATGGCCGTTCCTAGCTGTGTTGCCATCTGTGCGCCCATTTGTAGGTACATCAGCGGTCGCATAAAGCTATCGAAGCCCATTACCAGATCGCTAAAGCCGCCAAATATCCCTTTGCTTTCAATTCCGGCACTATCTACCCCACCAAAAATCTGAGTGCCCAAGCTATTGAAAAAGCCGCCAAAGAAGCCCTCGCCGTTCTTGCTTGCCTCTTCAGATGCGATACCTATTTCATCTATGGATTTGCTTGTATCTGCTATCGATGACCCTAAATCAGTGATAGTTTCACTTGTGCTTTTTGCTTCATCTCCCATGCCCACAAAAGAGTTGCCGATGTCTTGCGACTGCTGACTCATCTGCTCATGGATGTCTGACCAACTTTTGCCGATGGATTCCGTGAAACTATTCATGTCCTGGCCGGTTTCCCGAAAATACTCCTGGAGCATCAGCATCGGCTGAGGGGTTGTCGCCAAATCCTGAAATACCGCCATATTCTCGGCGATTTGATCAAAGGCAGGTCCAACTGCTTGTAGACTGCCCTCAACCACATCAGGCAGCATCAACTGTTCCGGGACCTGGGCAAGTTGAGAGGTGGCATTCATCAATTCTTGCACATGCTCGATGTAGCCCGGTGGCAGCAACGGCTGTGCAAACATATCTTGCAGCGCCGCAAAATTATCGCCGACATTGCCAACTTGCTCAGAGAGTGACTGCGCATGTTCTGTGAGCAGGGCCATCGGCGCAGGCGCACTTTGCAACATCGGAACGACCGTGCCAAGAGGCTCTTGCAGCGCTTTGTATGCATCGGCGGTATCCTCAATGGCGGCACGATGCTCTACCAGCGCATCGTTAAGCTCAGTAATGACCGTCTCACCAGCAGTAAATGGCTCAGCCATCTCATTTACCGCGCCAGTAAACGGGGTGAGCGCTTTTTGCCCCTCAATCAAGTTCCCTTGCAATTCGCCCAGCGCGTCATTAAGCTCGCCAACCCCTGAACCGGCACCTTGACCTAACCCTTGCAGGGATTCCAGGTCCTTCTTTGCTTGTTCTAATCCTGACCCATCGTATTCTACCGTTACTTTGGCTTTCACCTCTCCCGCATCTGCCATTTTTCTTTCTCACCTCCTTTCTGTACCCTTGCAAGGGTAGTATTATGGGCGTCTTCCTGGTGCTCCGGTAAATCCCTGAAAATGCTCTAGAAAACTTGGATCAGTCGTGTCAATGACCTCTCCATCATCGTCTACTTGCTGCTTTGACTGTGCTTTATCGCCATTAAACGCCTTGACGATGGCGTAAATGAGCCGATTTGTTTGGACCTCATCATCCATGTGCAGATACTCAAACCAGCCGGTCAGTTCGCGATTACTCTGATCTCTCAACAAATCGCTCACATGCCGGTATCCGAGCCGCTCAGCGAGCCGATACGCATCATAGAGCGCGGGATTCTCTAGTTTTTTCTTGCTCGCTCCGCATCCGTGCTAAGCATGCTAGAGAGCTGCAAGATGGTCACGAATAGTTTCTCCGCAGGCGCGCCATTACGCGGATCACTCATGATTTTGGCTTTATGGCTCTCGCGAAAGACCTTGTGACCCGTCTTCGGATTGAAACAGCCTGCCATGAGTACCAGATAAAAGGCCCGGCGGTAATCGGTCGTTTTCGACTCTTTGTCATAAGCTTCTGCCTGGATACGAAGGCGATCTTCAGCAGGAAGCGCCCGGCAGAGTACCTTGACTTTCCACTCCGGCAGATCTACCAGCTTTTCAGCAGGTTCCTGGTTGAAAATGTGATTGATAAATGCCAGGTCGTCATCGAACTCTGGCCACTCTTCATGGCCATTAGCTGATGGCACTTCTTCTTTTGTCGTATCCAGTTCTATGGTTGTTGTTTTTGTCATGTATTTGCCTTTTTACATCTGAGTAACTGTTGTTGGGCTGAACGTATTTGATGTCACCAGGTATACCGGCCCGGTTGACTGTATTTTGACCGTCTGTTTGTCTACGTCGTTAGCAGCTACCGTCTCGTCAATGCCAGTCGGCAAGCCGTAAAACTGCCAACGTTGCCCGCCTGCTTCGTTAAACCAGAGCTGGCACAAGATGATGCCATTGGAGATGTTCGTTGAACCGGTGCCGGTGACCATCTCCTGCAGAACACGAGCATCGTAGCGGAAGCAATCCACAGAGAAGGTCATGTTCTTGATGGTTCCAAGGTATTGCGCCCAGCCACCCGACGCCTGGAATGGCGTCACGTCCTTTGTCTGGCCTTTGAACTGCATTTTCCATGCGTGTGCGCCATCCAGCGCGGAGAGTGTAAAGTAATTCCCGGCATTGATGCGGACATAGTTGTTTGTTCCCACCACGCGAGCAGTGTTAAACACAATCTCGCCAACCGGCCAGTAAAAAACGTAGTCAGTCACGGTTGCCCAGCCTGTGCTGCCGTTGGGGGAACACTGCACGGTGATACCCTGCACCTGGTCCCACGCCTGATGAACGGAGGCAAAGTAATGGGTATGGTCCCCCGAATCAGTGCAGGACTCTGGCGATGAAAGGGCTGTCGATGGGGATGTGGACAGCCACACATCCCCGCTTATTCCGGCAATAGCGCTCATAATACTACCTCATGTCCACTAGGAGTACGTAAGCGCTCCGGTGCCCGTAAAGCTGAAGTCCACCGTTTCAGCGTTCTGTACGTCAATATTGGGATCAATTCCGGTCAATATTGCCGAGCCAGAGAAGTTATGTGTACTGCTACCGACATTGAGCGTCAGAGTCACGGTTGAGTTGAGCAAGGCGAACAAGTTGGTTTGCGCCGTGTCACTGGTATCCAGGAATGCAGTGATTTTGCCTGACCAGGATTTTAGTGTGGCAAGGTTAAGTACCCAGTTGCCTGTTGCGCCAAAAGGGGTTACATCTTTCGTGGCGCCTTTAAGTGAAAGAGTCCACTTAGATGCGTTGGTGAAGGCAGTTGAGGATTCACTGACGCTTGCACCAATTCCAGCTAATGCAGCCATTTGATATTCCTCCTATCATCCCCTCCAGAACATCTGACTGTGCCAGGTGCTCAGGACGAGATACAAGATGAACAATGCTAATCTAAAAATTTTGAAAGATAATTAGTAATATTTCCTTCAATAAAGTCAACGGCCTTTTGGGTCATAAATTTGCCAGCCACATGCGAACGGCGTTTAGCTGGCCTGTATCCATGCCTGGTATGCCAACCCCTTGGGGTCATGTGCCCCTCGTCAACAAATGGGTAATACCTCACCCCGTCATTGAGTGTGAATTGTAGACCAGAAGCAGGGGCCGATTCACCGCCTGCCAGCCGTCCGGTGCGCTTTGGCGTGACTTCTTTCCAGAAGCTAAGCGTGTCTTTGGCTAGCTCACCTACCTGCTCTTCCAGCTTTGAGGGCGCTTTGGCTGCGATAGCATCCAGGTTGCCGATGACGGTAGAAAGGCCATTCCATTCGATCGTTACTTTTACGCCCATATCAGCTCTCCACTGTCTCGCTAATGAGTGCCTTAAGCTGCTCATCAGGCATGGAAAGCGCGTAGTCTACGCCGCAAATGAGCTTACCCTGTACATAGAGCATTTCAACGTTTTCCTCGCCTGGCAGCACTTCAAAGCCGACAATGTCAATGCGCGCCAGCTTTTCGGTAAGCACAGCAGCCTTCGATTGCTCCTGGTCTTGCTCTGGCGTCATGATTGAACCTCCGAATCTACCCCTTGCAAGGGGGATGCTAACTGCTCTTGCACATAATACGGTAAATGCCGCCCATATTTGTCCATACCTCGCCGTCAATGATCACATCGGATTCAATCGGCGAGATACGGTAGCTGGCAATGATCATGCCGCCGGTCACCGCTGTTTGCTGGTCGATCGTGAGCAGGGTATCAATCCGTGCTGCTGCGTTGGCAATCTGCTGTCCGGTCGCAGCCAGCCCTGCCGTGAAAACGTGAAATTGCAAGTCAGAGAAAGCGCGCCCACCGCCAAATACCTGCTCATCCCTGCTACTACCTGGGTCAAACATGACTACCACGTACGGTAGTGCTGTTCCCGGCGGGGCTTCAGCTCGCCACACGCCGCCAGGTGCGTACGCCGTAGGCCCGGTAAGGATGACATCGTTTTGTAGTGTTGGCACAATCCAACTAAGTGCGAGCGCAACTTCGTGTGTACTCATTTCACCCCCATTTGTAAGTAAGGTGAAATGTCCATAAAGCTAGACAGGAAGCGGTCATGGCTTTAACTCCGACGCAATAACACTCAATAGCGCTGCGTAGCTACGTGGTTCGAGAATTACTTGAACCACGAGCGTCTGTTGAGTAAACTGTCCAGTGATCAATAAGTGATCTTCTGGTTGAATATCTGTTCCTACCGGAAGCCTCACATGCCACGCGGCCAGGTCCTCTATCCGATAATTGTAGTTGGCCAGCATATTTGCCGTTGGCTCAGTTAAACCCACATTGCAGGTTGCAATCGTGTTCCAGACCTCCGTAGCCTGCCCCAGGTTGTCTTTTGTGATCGTCTTGCGCTGGATGGTGCAGGGCAGATCCAGCGCAGCATTGGCGGCGTCCATGCGTATTTTGGCAAGTTCGCTAGCTGGGATCATTAACTTATGCTCCTTTGATCAGATCGTCTGAGTCAAGCAGCCTCATACGCCGAGTCCCGATCGGAGCCAGCACATCATGCCTTGACTGCTTTGCGATCTTTGGTTTCGCCAGCCTGCGGTAGTGTTGCGCCATCGTGAGTTTTGCTTGCATGAGTTGCGAGCGGCGCAGTGTTTGGCCGTCTACCGTCACGTCATAGGACCCGGCAAGGGTTGCAGCCCAAAATTCCAGCAGGTCCGCAGCTGCACAATTGCAGTCATAGACTTTACCCGTGATGAATACAGGTGGCAACTGACCAGGAACCGTCCCAGAAGTAAACACGCTGGTTTCAAACTGAAAATGCCCAGTGATATAGTCCGATGCCACAGGTGTCAACACAATCCAGGGTAGCCCTGTAGAGCCTTGTCCTTGCAACACCGCGTCTGCCTCCCACCATTGGTATTTGCTGTAATAATCTGCAAAAATGGTGGAGGCGCTATTGCTGGTACTACCTAGATTCACAATACTTGGCGCAATGACCAAGCCTTCATAGCGTATATCGTCCCTGGACGCATCTAAGCGGTCCTGCACCTGCGAATCGCTAAACTGCTGGCTTGCGCCTGCGGGATCGGCGATCATGGTTCTCACTAGCGTGATCAGGTCGCTCATGGTGCTTCTGACTGGGTTCGGCATCGGTTTCCTCAACTACCCTTGCAAGGGTGGGATCAGGTATTTCTACACCGCCCTCGGCAAGCAAACGTTTGATATGGTCCGGGTTATTCACGATGGTCGGGACCCCATTGGGGCACAAGATCCACATCAGAACGAACGTGGGACCAACAGCGCCCAGATAGTACCGGTCATGCCAGAGGCAAAGTCAATATTGACTGAGCCGTCAGCTTGCGCAAATCTGGACACGTCAAATGGCCCGATAAACGCGGTCCCAGTGCTGGCTGACAGGTTGCCAGTGACCAAATCGCCAAGGCCAGAACGGAACGCAGGTCCTGGTGTTGCACCGCCACCCACGCCAGCGCGTACGGTTACGGTTTTTGCGCTGGCAGTGGTGTTCTGGACGTAGAGCACCAACCGGTCGAGGTCAGGGCCTGCCGGAATGCTGGTCGTGGTAATGGGAATGTTCATCCCGTTCGTTGCATCAATCGCAGTCCCTGCGTTATTGAGCGTTGCGCTATTAGCAGTCAAGCTAATAGGTGTTAATGATGTTCGTGCCATGTCTTTTCTTCCTCCCGATCACGACTAAGGATGCTGCAAGTAGGCCGCGGCCAGCGCGTACGGACGTACCGTCTTTGCGCCGTAGAGCGCCAGGCCCTTCACGGCGTCTGCGAAGCGATACGGGGGCCTGTATGCCTCAACTTTGTTAATGCCTTCTGCCTTCGTGACCGCCATGGTATGGCCTGCAAGAATGACATCCTGCGACCCACTCTGGCCTTTCGTGCCTCCCAGGTTTGGCGCATTCACTGACTCATAGACATCCATGCCTTCAACTTTGCCCAGATAGGCATCAGACGATGCACCAGCAGAAGCGTCCAACTTGCCAGAGAGAATAGTCAACCTCGCATCGGGCGTGTTGAAGCTGGTAAACCGGATATCTTGGGTGAGGTAGGTTTTGCCCCAGGGCGGGATAACACACCAACGGCCCTGCTTCGGCACAAGTGACTGTGTGAGGTACTGAGCCAGGACAACCAGCAGATCGTAGAGGGTAGAGCCACCACCAACATTGGCCTGCGTGGGCGCTGAAACAGTGGTGAAGCTGCCAGAGTTGCCAATGAGGTTGGTAGAAACCGCGTCCGTGTAGAAACCAGCGTAGTACTGGTCCATGGTGTCGGCAAGCCTGTAGGCAGCCCATGACATAGCTTCCGTCATGACCTCGGGATGAGCCTGGGCCTGATCGACATCGTCGACCTCAAAATTGTAATATTTGGCCTGGCTGATGGTGAGCATGGTCTGCGCATCAGTCAATGCCTGAGGCGCGTTGAGATCAGTGTCCTTTGTGTAGGAACTGATGGTGATATCACCTATCGCGTTGATACGCACCGTGTCACCCATCCGTTGGATCTGACCTTCGTAGTCGTCGTTGAAGAGATTCCCGAACACCAGCTGCTTACGCATAGCCGCAAGCAAAGTGTCAGCCCATAGTTCGGGAATAAAATTGTTTAGTGACATGTAAGGCTCCCATCACCCCCTGCTCAACATCACCCCTTGCAAGGGTGGTACTGGGCACGAGATATGAAAGTAGCAAAACGTTAATTATTAATGTCGCGAACGTGTGCCGTAGCGCATCGGGTTGTTTAACATAAACTGCTGAATTTCCGCGCGTCGTGCGGCGTATTCATCCGGTTTCATTGCGCTAATGACTTCCCAGGTTAATTCTTTCGGCGCACTGGATGTTGAGCGTGATGGATTAGTAGCACCGCCTGAGCTGGGTGCTACTTTTCCAAGCAGTTCTGGCATATCTTTCACGAGCTGACCAACGAGATCAGCAATGTTTTTTGCTGTTCCGCTGTCCTCGTCAATGTCGATGTCTTCCCAGTCCAGTAACTTGCCCACTTTTTCAAGAAGATTGGGCTTGACGCCTGCTTTGATGGCAGCTCGCTCAATCTCACGATCAATCATCTGCTCGAATTGGGCTTCAAGAACGTCGTTATGCTCAGCTTGCAGTTCTTCGTACTGCTTTTTGAGACGTTCTTGCTCGGACATCTGCGCTTCAGTTCGCTGCCGCTCCTCATCCTCAAACTTTTTCAATTTGGTGCGGTGGCCAGCATTCTCTTTGCGCAATTCAGCAATCATGCGCTCAAGGTCTTCAATGCTCTTGGGTGGTTTATTGTGACTCTCATCTGCCTGAGATGGTGTCGAGGTTGTTGTATCACCTGCCTGAGATGGTGTCGAGGTTGTTGTATCACCTGCCTGAGGTGTGGGGTTCGTAGTGGAGGCGTCCGCCTGGGACGCGCCACCTGCCGGGTTGCTACCATTATCGACTTCAAGCAACCTCAGCGGCCTGTTTCTTAACATAACTATAAATTATCCTTTTACAAAAGTCAATGAGCCTGAGTTATTGTTGCGCGCCATTCCCTGACTTGGGCTGAAGCAGCTTGTTTACTTCGCAGACTACCCCATCCCATGCAGCACGAGGTATGAGCGTTTGATTGCCGTTCATGTCAGTAATCATAATTAGCAATCCACTCTGAGTAAGGTTAACCTCTACCAATTCCGATAATGTGCCGTCAGGCCGTCTAGCTTCGACAATTGGCATAGATTAACCCCCTACCCCTTTTTCTTTGCAGCAAGTACGCGCTTGAGGCGTGGATTCTTCCGCTTGGCTTTCGCTGATGCTTTGCGCGTCGAAGATGCGAGAATAGCGCCTGCCGCTTCCATTGAGACGCCTGACCGACGAGCAATACCTGCCTGTACAGCTTTAAAACCGGGGTGTTTACCTGCCATGAGTTGCTTCCTCCTTTGTTAACCCTTGAGAAACTAATTTCATATCACACTCCGAAAAGCGTCAAAACAACAATCAGTAAACCAATCACCGCAACAATGCCATAGCAAATTGCCCGCATCACACTTCTAGCAATGGCCGCACTGATAGCCAGATCAGAAGCACGGACAAACATTGCAAATACCAGGTAGAATAACGGTTGCAATAATACTCTCATCATTTCCCTTCCCATCAGTGCAGCATCCATCCAATCGCAACCCCTGCAAGGGTGCCTGCGGTTACGATCATCAGAAAGAATACCGCTGACTGCATCATCCCATCGGCTTCATCGGTATACTTGGCTTTCAGTGCACCAAACGCTAAAGCCACAAGTGCTGTACAGCCATAGGACCACATCTGCATGTATGGTAGATTTAGCACTACTGGAATAAGTGGAGCGCACCCACCCACGATGAATGCAGCGCCGGTTTCTAAGCCTTGTCGCACCGGGTAGCTATCATTGGAAAGCTTGGCAGAAGCAAAGCCACCGAGCGCCATGCTGATCGCGCTGGCCAGGACCACGCTGATCATCACCAGCAACAAGTGGGACGTGACCGCAGCGCTGGACAGAGCCATGACAGTGACTAATGTGGTCACCAGGCCATCGTCTAAACCCATCACGACACCACGTAGCCACCCCTGAGGCTTGTAACGTGAAGCACGACGTGGAACTCTTCTGTACATACTCACCTCACTCCCCAGCAGGGGTAGATATTATCGGCGGCATCTTCACTTGCTCATTCGCCTGTTTGCTGGCTTCTTCATCCGGGTCATACCCAAGCTTTTGTAGCGCTGACGTTCGCGAGACGCCTGCTTGCTGCAATACGATGGCAGTTTGTGCGGCTGCCAAATCGTCCACCGGTAGAAGAGCTTGCCAGTGCAGTTCTACCGGGTAGTCTTCGTATTCGTCCAGTGAGAGCAGCCCGGCCACCACGAGCGCCGCACGTGAAATGCATCGAATCAGGCAACCGTACAATCGTCTTTTTTGGACAGTCTTCTCAAGTAGCGGCTGGAACAAGAGCTGCAGCGCCACGCCTGAGAGATTCCCTTTCGGCAGATCAACGAGCCGCCCGAGTGCAACGGCTGGCACCCGGCTCTGCTCGTCCATATCGCTGCGGATATTGGCGATGAAGTTGAGCGAACTGGCCAGGTCGCTATGCATTTCCAGGTTCTCAAGCTTGCTGTCCGGCGACGGCAGACAGATAAGATCATCCACGCCGATATTGATCTGCGATGCGGACAGGCCGACTGCAAACGTTTTGGGATGTGCGTGATATTTGATGATGCGGCTTGTGTTCGACTGGATAAAGTTCAAGACTTTGTTCTGCTCAATCAGGTCTGGTGTGAGATCCGGGGTGCCCCATGCTTCGTTTGGATTGGGCAGATTCTGGCACGTGAATATTGGCGCAAATGGCCATGGCCACACTTCACGCGGCCCGACCTGGTACCAACTCCCGGCATGGCCCCTTCTGATGTAGTTCGTGATCGTCCAGGTGTCGTCCAGATCGTACTCACCGGCGATCCCCGCAAGGCCATCGGGATCAATGCGGGCAATGATCTGGCGTTTCTGGAAATCGTTGATGGATGGGTACTCGATGACATAGGCCAGCGTGAGCGAGCAGTCATCCGGTGCGGTTACGATGCGCACAATCTGCGGGTCCATAACGACAATACGCGGGAAACGCATTTCCCCCTGCGCGGGGATAAGCTTGCAAAAGACTTGTCCGCACATACCGCCGTTGATGGCCATCTGGGAAAGCAGCGTCATACGCTCGTCATCATCACCCCATAGGCCGTCCAGGAAGTCTTGATGCTGCGCTTCAATCTTGAGCGTCTGGCCAAACAAGAACGAGACACCTTTGTTGACGATCGGCTCACAGCGATTGCTCAACACATTGTCGTCTGGCTGGTCAGCGCTGACTTTGAGTGGCTTTGGCAGATCGCCTCTGTAAGCCTTCCAGGCAAGCGCCATCTGTTGTTTACGCTCCGCGTCAGCTTGCGACATAGGCGCCTGGGCAAGGGACTGTGTGGTCGGATGTTGTTGCATGTAGGGAGCAAGCATGGGCTACCTCCTATCGCCAAATGCTCGGATGATACGTAACACTGTTTGGCATCAAGTCAAAATAAGCGCAAAGATAGCGTACGCAGTCTAAAGCGTGGTCCGATTCCTTCACCGGTTCTTCTTTGATGCCATCGCTGCCTTGCTTCCAGACATAGGTATCCGGTTCTTCTTCTAAGCACGTTGGACGCTTTGCCCTAGCCAGCTCCTGGTCACGCTCAAATAAACAGTCCCGATAGACGACCAGGCGCGGCTTGCCATCGCCTGCCGGTTTGAGACGGGCTGCCACCGCTTGAATGCCATCAGACACGCTTTTCTTTGCCGGAATGGTATGCAGGCCCAGATGCTTGGTGAGCGTATGCCTGTCCTCAATATCATGGTCACAGATGATATCCCGTGGAAGTGGATCGGCCCAATCAGCCGGTTGTGGCTTGTATTTCGGGTGGTCTTTGGGCAGAAGATGAAACCAGCCGGAAGCGATTGCAATGTCTTTGGCATGGTCTTCAACTAGCTTCTTTGTGCGATATAGTTGGCGATAGATGATAATGCGGCCATCATTATCGACTGCTGCCCATAAACACACGAACGGATGAGTGAATCCGAAATCTACGGCAAGATACCGAGGTTGTGACTTGAGGACTGGATATTGCTCGGAACTCACCACGTTGCGCGATCGGTCCCAAGAGTCTTCATACACCGTATTTTCCGACGCCGCCCAGATTCCGTAGCGATAGCGAGCAAGGCGCACACCGGACAGCGACTCAAGCGTGCCAAGATAGCGCCTGCCCTCCACCGTCATCTCGCCAGTATCGCTGAACAACACCGGATTATCTTCATGCCGGGACTCCAGCATGATTGTTTTGCCAGCATTGGCCCGTTGACGCGCCCAATGGGTTGGAGCATCCGGGTTGCAATCGCCCAGAAGCTGCTGATAGGGCAGCACGCCATTGCGCAGGCGAATGGTACAGGCTTCCCAATCGGTTTCAGTGAGTTCGGTACATTCCTGGCAATAGATCATGTCCCATTCCGAAGACATGATCTTGGAAGGTTTATCAAGGCCGCCAACAGCAAGAATAGCGCCATTGGGATATTGATACTGTTGGAGTGAAGGCTTCCACTGTACCCCGTCTAGATCTGGCCTAATCTTTTCCCAATACGTCACCATGCCTGATTCAGTGAGGGAGCGGCGTGTTTTGCGCAGCATCAAGAGACGAGCATTGGGGTATTTGAGGGCGGCAAGATGCAGTTTTTCGAGAATGGAGCGTGATTTTCCAGTTCCGGCAGGCCCGGAAAGAATGATCTCAGGGTCACGCATCGCAAAGATGTCACGAGCTGCCCCGCGAGGGCGGTAGTGAATAACTAGTTCCGAAGTATCAATCATACTTCACCTACATTTGCGCCATACTCTCTCACAACTGTTCCGCGAATGACGAGATCATCAGACCGTTTGTCCAATCCCATCAGCTTTGAGCGGCGCTCTTTAATGGCTAAGATGCGGTCCACGGCGAACATTTGCGCTTTCTCGAACCCTTCTTCTTCTAGCCGTTTCCAGCAAATAGCCTCCAATTTATCCAGGCTGTCGGCTTCTTCCCGGCGAAGCTCTTCTACGTTCTCAACTACCACACGGTTCAGTTCGCGCTGTACCGCATCGTGTGCCGCTCCACGACTGGCATATCCGCAGCGCCGGGCGATCTCGTCGTAGGAAAGACGTTGTGCACGAAGCGAGAGCGCAAGTACCGCCCGCTGCGCTGCATTCACGTCACGTGTAGTTCTACCCTTTGCGTTCGCCATAATGTCCTGACAAGTAGTTATTTGACAACGGGCCGAGCACTTTCATCAACAGCGTGTAGCCGCCCGACCCGCTTGCTATCAAGATGGTTTCAAAATGATACCCACTTCACAAAGTATACTATAGCCTTTTGCTATGTGCAAGGAGAATATATATCGCAGCGACATATTCCCCTGCAAGGGCATAAGAAAAGACCGGAGGATCACGTCCGTCCGGCCTGTTGTTTGTAACTTTCAATATATCGGATAACCGATGTTTTAAGAAAGTATCGCCTGCTATTCTATCAAAATGTCCTACCCCATGTAAGGGCGTTATGCTAATTTCCCTGGCTTTTTCTTTCCAAACACATCTTCTAGTGGGCGGGCCAGTTCTTTAGGTACAAGCCAGTAGTCTGTACGATGGACGCTTATCTTTGGCCCGGATATGAGTACATCGTCTGTCAAATCTTCTACATACGAGCAAGAGCACCCATCAGGCCAGATATAGACGATAGGAAGACCAAGAGCCGCGCGTTGCAGGCGGTGTGCTTCGTGAGCTTGCTTTTCAAGATCCCAATTTCGCGTATCCTGCCGCCCTGCTTTTGAGTCTACTAGCCAGATCCATTCACTTCCATGAAGTGGGTAGAGATCTGGACGAATGACCATCAGGTCTGGGAGCCACCTGATAGGCAAACGTGGTGAGTGTTTACGTAGAAAGTCTCTGGCTTGATCGGGGAGTTGTCCCTGCCCAAAGGGAAAGACCTTGCAGCGATATTTTTGTTCTAATTGAGCAGTATCAAGCTGTTCTTTTTCTGTGGCACTGGTTATGCGTTTGATATAGGTATCCATGTAAGAGCCCGCCTTACTTCTTGACTAAGATCACCAAATCACGATACAGCTTGAGCAGCCGACGATTCTCACGAGCCCATGTGACCTGCTGGCCAGTAGCCTGCTGTGTGGAGTAGGGAACAATGATTCTCCGCTCCACCTTAAGATATGCTTTCCAGCAGGCCTCAAGCATATCTGTAGCGTGATCTACCACGCTACCGTCTTCACATTGCGTTGGACTGATGATATAAGCTATCCGCCCTTTAGGGGCAATATGTGCAGCACAGGTTTTGATAATTGTCGTCCAGGCTGCATAAAAATCGTCGAGCGACATATTCCCCAGGTTTTGCGAATGGTTCCCGTATCGCTCAAATGCCTGTTTCCAGTAAGGCGGGTCTAACAGAATAAAATCGGCCTGTTTGGGGGCGTCGGCAGGCCAGCCATCGAGGATGTTGTGCTCATGGATAGGAAGCATTGGCGTGGATGGTGCAATGTCGCTAGACCACACACGCCGACCCATTTCTTTGGCAACTTTGATCGTTGTGCCGCCACCTGCGAATGGGTCAACTACGATCTGACCAGGCTCTGTGTAGAACCACAGCAGGTTTTCTACGATTTGAGGAGGCATCTGGCCAAAGTACGTACTATCGCTGTCAGACTTTGTGAAGTTCCAGATATCGAAATGCTGGCGGGAGTTAGGAGCGTCCGCATTTCGGAATTCATTCCGTTTTGCGGATATCCATCTCCCAACTGTATCTTCATCAGGCCCATCTAACTCTGTGGCTATTTCACGATAATTTCGGCAATCAAGCCACATATCCCATGCTTTGATTTTTTGTTGCTCAACTTCATTTTGACGGGCTTCAGCGCAATACTTTTTTGCAGTTCCTAGTGTAATAGAAAGTAATTGGCTGATTTCTTCATATCGTTCATCGGGTGTACCAACCAGTGTGATGTATAGCCTGGCAGCGTCGTGCTTCTTGTCTTTTGCGCTGAGTTGTACCCCATGTTGGGCATTCCTGATCATGGACTCTTTCAGGATCTCGATATCTGAAAGGTTACCCAGGTGGATTGCGTTAATTTCGCTCAGGCCCTCGCGTTGATGTGCCTGCCAGCGGTGAAAGCCATCTACCAATATGCCATCGCGAGCAATAACGATAGGTGGTAATAGATCAATAGATGCCCGATAGCGTTCAATGGCTGCATTGTCTTCTGAGAGCCTGGGGTATAGCTCTTTGACCAGGCGCACATCTGTGGTTTTTATTTTTATTGTTTGCATAGGTACAGGGCGTACATCCAGCATTCATCTTACCTCGTTCTTTGACATAGGAAAGTATTATCGTATGCTCATTCTATCAGGAGGATGTGATCTAAACAATATGTCAACATGTATTATCGTGTCTGTTGGCTTTTCTGGCTGCTCCAGTGGTTGTCCCTGCAAGGGTGTGGGAGGGCATAAGAAAAGACCGGGTGGTTAAGCCGGTCTGGGTGGGTGTGTCCTATACGATTCAAAATAGGAAATTCGCTCTCATTTTACTGAGATTCGCCATACCCTGCAAGGGTGGATGGTTGGTTATACTTCAGGCTCGTGATCTGGTAGTGCGGCCAGATCAGGGATATCACTGTGTCCTTCTTTCTTTTGGCTCGCGTATGGCAATGCTCCAGTAGCCAGGCGCTTGTATTTGTAGCGTTATTGTTCCGGCCTGGTGCATGAGTGCAGATCCGGCGTTGCCTGATGCAGTGCAGTCTGCCACATTCACCGCCTGTACCCTCTGTCCGCTCTTGTAGACGGCATCTACTTGCAGCGACTTGTTGCATTGCCAATCCAGCAGCCAGGCGCTTGAAACCGTTGTGGACCGCGTGTGGATGCGGCCAGTTCCATCTGCGCGAAAAGTGGTGGGCCAGGAGGATGTATCTGGCAGTGCCGAGTGGCTGGACCAGGAGCAAAGAGTCAGGACCAGCGCCAGTCCCCCAAGAATGCCAAACGTGAGCAGATAGTCTTTCAGACCCAGGCGTTTATGCCGATACGACTGGACAATCAGCTTCCCGAATCGGTCAACGGGCATGTTGCACCTCTTGTTTTGAGGGATAGTGTAGCATTACCCGTCGAAGGGTGAAAGGTGGGCGGTGATGCCTGAAGTCACTTTTGGTGAGAACATCACCGCTTAGTCTATCGAGAGGTCAAAACTTTGCGGACCTGGGGAAAGTATAACACAAAAAGTGAGAGGAGATGATACAGGTTGTCCCCGAATCAATCTCCTCATGCACAAAAGGATGCTCTCAGTATACCATCCGGTCCTGCGTAGGACCAGGATTAAGACTTTACCCCGTCCAGACAAAGCACTGCGAGCATATTTTCAAGATCCAGCTTCTCTTGGATCTCAGAGAACACTAAATAACGCTCTAAATCTTCCTCGGTTAATTCTTCTGAATTGCTGCGGATGAGCAATTCAATTTCATCAATAGTTTTGGGCTGTTCACTCATCTACTTGCCACCTTTCTGCTTGTCGTCTGAGCCAAATAGCTGGTCCATTCCCTCCTGGGTGCGTCGCCAGGCCAGCAGATCAAGCATGTCTGGCGTCAGTTCGATGCCCAGAGCTTCCATCTGACGAAGATATTCGTCAGCTACTTGCATCGCATGCTGGCGAATAGTTTCATCAAGCGGTGGCAGCTCTGGCATATTATCTTCTGGTTGATGGTTCTTTTTGCTCATAGTTACTTTCCTTTCCGTGTAAATTTGGTGTGCAATAAGGTATAGAGCCGGTATTGCTCCAGCTCGTCCAGCCGAACGGACGCGAGAGCTTCAAAATCGCACTCCTCCATGTCGATGGTGTTCGTGCAGATGGTCATGGTGCCATCTGCCAATTCGCTGGTCTGATGGTTGCCCAGGTCGGTAGTATGCAGAACAGGCTGAGCGCTCTGCATATCGTAGACAGGTGCAAGTTTCATAGTCGAACGGTCCTTTCTACAGCTCAATTTCATCGAGCGTGATAATCCTGGCCTTGATCGCGTAGATGGCGAGCAGCACACGTGAGCTGAGGCCAGTCATGTGCATAAGGCGACGGATACGATTAGCAACCGTCTGCTCCTCTATACAAAGCGATCTAGCAATCTGAAAATTGGTCAGCCCTTGCGCGACCAGGCACAACACATCCCGGTCCCGGCTGGTAAGTCGCTCAACCATCATGCCGGTACCCCGTGCGCCTGTGGACTTCAGCCCGGCGCGCATCGCTTTTAAAAACCATCGGTTATGCTCCTTTCAATTTGTGGCCTTTGGCGTATGCTACAATAGCAGCAGTCGCCTGGCCAACTGTCTCCAACAAGCTGTGATCTAAGCTGCGCGACTAGCGGGGCCTGTGCAAAAGGCCCCAATTTTTATTTATGTTGCGTTTATTGGTAACGATGGTAACGCGGTAACGCTGACACTGCGGAGTGGCTCTACAGGCTGGTTTAGCGCCGTTACCATGCTTTTCACTCCAAGGTAACGCTTGCACAGTGCGGTAACGAACCCCTGCAAGGGTGTTACGCTCGTTCTCACTATTACCTCCGTTACCTTACTATGCAAACGTTACTTTTCAGTTACTAATCTGTAGAGTGCATTTCCCTCCTTTTCTTGACGTAAGAGCATGCCAGCAGCAAAGAGACGATAGAGCTGGCCTCCCGTTCTGGAGATGCCGATGCTTTCCAGAACCGGATCACCTGCATGGGTAATAGCACCTGAGCTATGCCAACCCGGGCCAAGCGTACGCATCGTCACAAGAATGCGTGCACTGATCGATTCGGGCGTATAGTCGAGCGAACAGAGCGCTGTCTTTGTGCCTGGGAATTGCTGCTGCTCTGCGAGCGTTGAAAGCACTTTCGACTGGTGCTCTTCAGCAAGGATATCCAGGGCCGCATTGATGCTATTGAGCATCGCTGGGGCCAGCGATGCTGATGCTTTCATCACAGCGAGGGTATCGACATCACCCTGAAGAATTGCTTGCAGCATACCTCTCAGTTCCCCCAAAGTTGCCATGGCGTCCGCAAGTTGCTCTTTGGTTTCTGCAAGCTCTTTCTCCATCTTGTCGATCGCTTTGAAGAGGTCCACTTTAAAGCGCACCACCTGAGCTGTATTGCGACTGAGTGAAGTGACCACACCAATTTGGTTGCGATTAAGCAGAGCATATTTGATAGGATTGCCTCCACCTTGTGGTCTGTAACCAACTTCTGTTTCAAATTGGAGTTGGTCGAACTCTTCTAGTTCCGTTTGGTACGTGTAAATAGTTTGCATGAGATTATGATGTTGAATACCGATACCCTTCGCCACGATACGGCTGTCAACTAAAACTTTCCCATCCATTTGGAGCAATTGAATAGCGGTATTTTCTTCCATCCTATTTCCTTTCAGAATATGAACAAATGTGCAAAACTTGTGGATAACTCAGGCTGCTAGCTTCGCTTTTTAATTGTTAGGGACTGTCCTGGCGTAGCATGTTTTCCATAACCTCTCCTTATCCGGCTGCCAGAGCGATATTTCTGCTCTTGAGCCCTAATCGTTTCCGTAGGCAGGCGAAGAGATAGGCACTCCGATTTGGAAAGCCCATTTGATAGAGCTGCTCATCAGTCGCTCTGCTGGCCTCTTCCTTGGCGCTATCGAACTTTATTCTAAATGTGCCCTCGTCGAATCTGGTAGATGCCAGAGCCCAGATCTGCCCAAGCGTCTCTCTATTCGCTGCCATATTGTCATATTCCCTGTATTCCCCAGATGTGGCATCCATATTCTTCTTCAGAGCATATGGTAACTTCTGCTCTGAAGGTCGAGTTTCCTGAGATCGAATTTCTAAAATTTGAGAGGGCTTTTCTTCTTTGTCTTTATATTTTCTTATAGGTCTTATATAGTCTTGTGCAGAGTCTGAGCACACGGCGTCAACAGTCACGTTGTTGTGGTCAACAATAAGGTTGACGTGGTCAGCAGTAGTGTTGTTCTGGTCAACAGTCACGTTGACACCGCCAACAGTAGAAGCACCCTCTTTACTGTTGTTCTGGTCAACAGTAGCATCTACAATAACCTCTATATCGTACTGGCTTACTGGCTTTCCGGCTGGCATTCGATGGCTTTCGCTGAAAGCTAGGTTGTCCTCCCAGATCTTTCTGAGATGGATGTAGATATATGTCTGTTCTCTGCCTGGCTTGCCGGTCGCTTCGTTGATTGGTCTGGCGTCCAGGGTAGTGACATATCCTAGCTTCTGGAGACGATCTAATACGCCCTCGCGTGCATTCTTTCCTGCTCGCTTGCGCAGCGCTGTATGGTCTACCCCGGTAATGGTCGATATCTCTCTGAGCGAGAGTTTGTACGGGCCCTCCAGCTCTTCTAGTGTCCAGTCTGGATGCATACCAGTGTGGCAATAACCGACAAGGGCAAGCAATGCCCACTTATCCTGAATTGCTACATTGGGCAGGCCATACAGAATGAGATGAGGGCAGCGTTCGTAGAATTTGACAATCTCCTGATCAGACAGAAGAACCGATTGCTTGCCTGTCTGCTGCATAGTCGTGTTGCTCTTTCATCCACTACTCAGGCCGTATAGACAACATGCTTAATATACCTGGGCATCATCAATTTGTAATTAGGATGTCCGGTGTGTTATGATTGTGCGCAGTAGCCGCTCGTACAGATCGGCGGCGGCTGGCCTGAGAAACTTGCCCTACCGCCGATCTGGGGGCTATGCTACTTCTTCATCAGGGACATCTTCCAATAAGTCAGAAGCCTGTACTCCTAGAGCGTTTGCTATCTTTTCTAACGCTTCAAGTTTTACCTCAGTTGTGTTGTTATGCCAGTATCTATTAAGAAGCGGAAGCGTTACACCGCTTTTAATTTGAAGCTGCGAGCGATTCAAACCCTGCGCTTCAGCAATTTCCTTGACTTTTAGGCGAAGCATGCGAGAGACCTCCTGCAAAAGTGATTCCGTTGATACAAGAAGAATAACACGGCGACGTTACTTTGTCAATATATTTATGTCGTCAATATTGATATGAAAACATATTGACATCGACGTTAGTTTACGGTATAATTATAACAACGATATGAACACAACGCCGTTACTAAGAGAAACAAAAAAAACAGCAGAGACGAAGTGCCCCTGCTGGTCGTACGACAAGGCGGTTGGTGGTTGTTGAAGAAGAACCAGCCGCCCACGAAGGAGAGTATATCATGAACGCAACTGCTACAGCTACTGCACAAACCGCTACCGAATTGAAGCCGAGCTACTTTCGCTACACGCTCAAGCAACAGGACAACCGTGTTGAGTATCGCATTCTTTCTAGCGAAGCAGACCACTACTATGTGGTCCAAATGAACAATGGCCGGGCCATCAACTGCTATCACGAGGATGGCACAAAGTGCCAGGCGCGCCGCTTTCACCCAGGCGTCCCTTGTAAACATATGGAACGTGCCAACAGCCTGGAGCAAGCACGTCGCACACAGGCTAAGACGGAAGCTGCGATGCAGCAAGAGTCCTTTACCAGCCTGCCTGCTGAGACACAGACGGCCACCTGTGAAGAAGTCAAGAAGTGCCAGGAGGCTTACGAGCGCGTCATGGCTCAGCCTATCGCCGCACAAGAGGGCACGCCGGAGTACTGGAAAGCTGTTCAGAAGCGCGAGAAGCGGGCCAAGCAAGCGTATCGCAAGCAGTACACTCTGAGCCAGAAGAGGCTCCAGGCCCTTACACAAAAAGAGCCAGTTGAAGCAGCGTAAAACCGCTTGGAAAGCAGTGTGAGGGTGTCGAGACTGGCACTCTTGCAAGGGAGATGAGATGAAATCAAAGAATGTGCGCCAAATCAAGCAAGCTATCAGCCTACAAGCCATGCGCGGCACCCGGCGTGTCTCGCTGGACGAAGGCTATCGTGTGATCGATGCTCGTGCGGTCAAAGGTCATCTGCAGGTACGCCTGCTCGGGCAGGGCAAATGGCAGGCAGTGACACACGTCAACATCGATTAGTGCCCGAACATCGGGGAAGGAGTAAGCCATGCCGTGGGAATACTTAACAGGGTCGCTGAATAGTGGAGAGAACAATGATTTGCAAGTCTTCATCAAAGATCAAGGGTGGGTTGACGCTAATGATCTGGGACAGGACGGATGGGAAATGCTTAGCGTCACTCGTCGTAATCCTACTGATCTAACATCCAACGATATAGGTATCTTTAAGCGTTTTGTAGAGCTGGACGAAGAGTAGCTGGACGGACGATTTTTGTGAAACCCCGGCCTGGTAAAACTTACCAGGCTGAGGAGGAGAAGGAAGGAGACGAATAACCATGAGCTTAACGTTTGAGGATGAAATGCAAATCCACAGAAATGTAACCCTCAGACTTGCTGGGGTGACTGATGAGAGCCAATTAAGCGCCGAGCAGTTAGCCGCACTGGACAGGTACGAGGCCGCTTATCAAGCCTTTTATTTGTCGAAGTGGGGAGAGTCAGGCCCACGAGGTTCAGTTTTGAGGATGGAGACAGAGGCCGAAACAGAGGCCCGCCTCCAATGGGAAGCAGCAATTAAGCCATTGCAGTGAGAAATAGAGCATGAGAAAAGCCGCCCGGAATAGAGCGGCGCTACCCGGCAACTGGTTAGACTTGGAACCCTGGCCAGTTGCCTACGCAAGGAAGGAGAAAGCTATCATGCCGTGGGAATACTTAACAGGGACGCTAAATAGTGGAGAGAACAATGATTTGCAAGTCTTCATCAAAGATCAGGGGTGGGTTGACGCTAATGATCTGGGACAGGACGGATGGGAAATGCTTAGC